TATCTGTTTCCGACAGTTCCATACCCAGGCCGACTTTCCAGTTTTCCTTTTTCAAACCGGTTACTGAGGATTGCAGATTGTTCAGCGCCGTCTCCGTATCAGCTGTTGCTTGAGCAAACTCGCTTAATTCCTCCGCCATATCGGCAAATGTAATCTCAGATGCCACTTTTTTGACCTCTGCCAGCGACAGTGAAATATCCCCAAAAGCCTTTTTTGCAACATTCGCACATTCCTCCCGAAACATCAATGCAAACTGTTCTGCGGAAACTTCTGAATCATTCATAGCTTGTGCCAAAGCCTCGTTTTTGAAAGTGACATCCTCGATTGATAGCCCTGTAGCCTCAAAGACTTTTTGCGCCTTTTCAGCCTCTTTCCGCATTTCCTCTACATTTTCCTGGTATTCCTCCTTAACCTTGTTTCCCTTGATCCATCCGGCAATACCGCCAACACCGGCACCGACTAAAGCGCCGACTGCTGTACCTATGCCGGGGATGATTGAACCTATCGCCGCACCAGCTGCGGCCCCTGCCGCTACACCGCCTGCTTTCCATGCCGCCGACTCTCCATAGGCTTTTGACTCTTCCTTGTTGTCGGATTTGATTGCCTTGTATGCGTCCAGCGCACTGCTTACCAGCGTTGCGCCTGCGGCGATTGCCCCGCCACCCGCGGCCATTCCTGTCGCACTCAAAGCAGCGGCACTCATAGATGCGCCGCCTGCCAGGTTTCCGGCTCCCAGGTTGATTGCTAATAATCCTGATTTTCCCAACAGTCCGGTACCGGCTGCTGCTGAACCCAGGAATGAACCCATTAGAGACGTGCCAGTTGCCGCATTTGTACCGAACAATCCTTTGCCGATACTTGCCGCCCCTCTTCCCATGCTGATGAACGGCGTTGCAATTTTACTAAGCAAAACCGCCGAAAATATTGAAGATAAATCTGGAGCCTCTCCGCCCGGTAATAACTTACCGGCATTGGAAAGCAGATTGCCGAATCCCTGCCATAACTTCTCGGATATTGCCTCGAAATCAAACCCCTCTGAAAAGCCTTTTGCAAAGGATGCACCAATGCTTACTCCTTCGTCCAGAGTTTCCCCTATGTCAATTCCCAACATGGCCATGACGCCGACTTTCAAGCCGGTACCGATTCCTGCCCCAATGTCCTGTGCAAAATCCGCAAACTTCGCCTTTCCTGTACTGTTCCACCATTCCGAAAACGGCTCTGCAATAAATTCATCCCAGGCTATCTTGACCTTTCCAAAGAAATCTGCGTCCTGCCATTCCTTTGTGTCGGCAATCGCATTAAATTTCCTCTGCATCCGGTCAATTTTAGTGTCAAGCCAATCCATAAATTCATCCAATCCCTGCTCAACTGCAGGCATCTGTGCGGTAAGCCAGTCTGCCAGACCTCTCACATACGGAGATAACCTCTCGCCAAAGGATATTTTTACCCCATCGACCGCACTCTGTAGCAGAGTAATGGAACCCTGCAAATTATCCAGCATGGTTTCAGACATATTCGCTGCTGCACCGTCTGCGTTATTGATTGCATCGGCCAGTTTGTTATAGTCCTCTTCGGATGCGTTCAGGATCGCCAGCAATCCTTTTTGTGCCTGTGTGCCTGCGATTGTATTCGCAAGCTGAGATTTCTGCTCTGCCGTCATATTGGCAGTAGCACTTCTCAATTCTCCCATCACATCCGACAAATCCCTTGCATTTCCCTCGGATGTGAAAAACTCAATCCCCAAATCAGACATTGCATCCGCCGCACCGTTGGTATTGGTGGAAAGCCTGGTAAAGATTGAGTTCAAAGATGTACCCGCCATAGTCGCCTTAATGCCTGTATTTGCCATGAGGCCGGTCATTAAAGCCACATCCTCTATGGAGTAGCCGAGCGCTCCCGCCATAGAGCCGGCATATTTGAAAGTTTCACCCATTCCGGAAACTGTTGTATTCGCATTTGATGCTGCCGCCGCCAGCACATCAGAAAATCTACCTGCGTCCGATGCTTTCATGTTGAACGCCGTTAAAGCATCAGTGACAATATCGGAAGTAGTTGCCAGGTCCTCTCCAGAGGCGGCTGCAAGACTGAGTATGCCCTCTATGCCACTCAGCATATCTTCTGTTTTCCACCCGGCCATAGCCATATAATTGAATGCCTCTGCGGATTCCTCCGCCGTAAACTTCGTTGTGGCACCCATTTCTTTCGCCTTATTCGTAAGTTTTGTTACTTCCGAACCGGTGGCGCCGCTTATGGCCTGCACCTGTGACATAGCAGCCTCAAAGTCCTTATAGGTTTCTATCGTATCTTTCAAACCTATACTGACTCCGAGGACTGCCCCCACTTGAAAGACGGGATTTTTCAGCAGGTTTATAATTCCCCTCACGGGCGAAGTGATAAGGTCAACGGCCCGCATTGTAACGCTCCACGTTTTCCCGGCAAAACTTCTGATTCCGTTTCCGAGTGTGGATAAAACCGGTGTAATCCTGTCTTTCGCCTCCAGCATAATTTCGTATTTCTCTTTCGCCCAGCTTGCCAGGCTTTTCTCTGTTTTCTGAGCCTGCCTGTCAAACTGCGTCACTGTGGAATTGGCTTTTTTCGCCGCACCATTGGCACTCTCTGCTGCTTTTTCCATGCGCTCAAAGTTCCTCGTGACATTGCTAAGCTCAGGATCGGTATTGTCTATCGTCTCAATCGGTATCTCAATTCTGACCGTCTCTGCCATTCTGGTCCCCTCCTTTCGTCCGTGATTCCAGGGTAATTCTCATAGAGGCAAGCATAAATGCCTGCACTCCCTTTGGTTTCTGGTAAAATTCATCCGGGGTAATGCCTGTTGTCTGGAAAATATGATGCAACAGGCAAGCCTTTCCCCCGGCGCTGATTAGTTTTTTGCCACTTCCTCCAGATTGCTGGACTCGTAGCCGCTGAGCTTGTCGATTGCCTCCAGGATTCTGTCCTTTTCACCGGCTTTCAGCGTATACTCGATCACATCCAGACCGTTCATGATACGGTCTTTCTTCGCATTTAGGGCGTTCCATACCTTGCGGTTATCCCACAACTTCTCTTTGTCCTCGTCAATCGTTGCCGCATAGATGATCTCCGACTGATACTTGACCCTGTTGGTATCCTCCGGCATCTTCATGCCGAGCTGCTTATTACGCACATATTTGGTGTGCTTTTTGCGGCACTTCTCATATTCCTCAGAACTGAGTGGCCGGATGTTGAACGCAAAGTACAGGCGCCCTTCCCGGATAATCTCGATACGCTGCGTTTCCTCAGATGCAAACTCCGACGCATCAATAAGCCCCTGGATGAAATCCTCTTCATTCGCCCGGATCAGCGCCCTGGTATCTTCCTCACTGGTTTCATACTCCTTTACCGCCTGCTGTGCAGTCACCTGCGTTTCCTCTTTTACTGCATTGCCCTCTCCTACGGTCACGCCTCTTGTAAAATCTTTTGACATCTGCTTTTCCTCCTAATTTCTGCATAATGAAAGAGGGCAGCTCCACGCCGCCCTCCAATGTGCTAATGTGCTGATTCTCAATCCCTGTCAATACCGAGCAACGACTGCAACTTAGGCGCCCGATTGACAAAGAAATTCCAGTTACGCTTGATTACATCGCCCACGGACACATTCTGAATATCCACCTGCCCGGAAGGGATGCAGTCACGATAAATCACACGCTCTTCGGAGCCGTTCCTGCCGAGCAATGATCCCTGGAAATCCCAAACAGGCATAACCTGCGTTTCCAGAGCTTTCATCAGCTCTACGATAAATTCATCATCCTCAACCACGATCTGCGACATGGTAAGGTTGACAGCAAAGGTGTTCGCCGTCTCATGTTCCTGTGCGTCACCCAAAACACTGTACTTGGCATTGTTCCAGCTGACATTTGATGTAAACTGCTCCACCGTTGCCAGCAGAACACCGTCCTTGCTGTAAAATGCCCCGTCCTTGCCGGTCCTTGCGTGTCTGGAATCGCCTGCTGCTCTTTCATTTCTCATGGCCTATACCTCCTATTCTTCGTTAGTGCTGAACCGGAACAGGAATGTCAGATAGATATGCTCCATCGAATCCTTGTCGATTACATCAATATCGAACCATGCACTGTCTCCGTCCGCCTTGTATGCGCTGCTTTCCGTCACCGCACATGCTATCAGCTTGCCTTCCTCACGCATGGAATCACCGACACCCTGTATCTGGCTGATAACGGTTGCTCTTCCGTTGTTGTCGTTGTCAACCTTGCCGACCAGATCATCCGTTGTAGTGTTGATGCGCCTTATCAGCTCAAAACGTGTCTTTACCCTTCTGATTTTCTTCCAGCCGTCGTCCTGGTTGTCTGCCGTGTTAATTAGCGTATTGATGGCATTGTCGATCTACACCTGCTTTGCCTTGTTGTAGCTCAGCACGATACAGCCCCTCTTCTCCGCAGAAATCATATCC